GATGACCTGGCGCGCCGCGCTCGCGAGTCCGGCCTGCCGCCGCCCGAGGGTCAGCGCGGTACCGTCGCCGAGCAACGCTCGGCAGCATTCGACCGCTTCATGCGTGTTGGTCTGCAAGACATCACGCCGGAAGAGCGTCAGATCCTGCGCGACATGAGCGCGGAATCCCGTGCCCAGGGTGCGGGCACTGGCTCGGCCGGTGGCTTCACCGTACCGACCACGTTCCTCGCCCGGGTGATCGAGTCCATCATCACCTTCGGTGGCATCGCCAGCGTGTCCCAGATCCTGACGACTGATGGCGGCAACGACATCGAATGGCCGATCGCACTCAACGGCGGCGAGGAGGGCGTGCTGCTGGGCGAGAACGAAGAAGCGGCAGAAGACGATGTCGAGTTCGGTATGGGCACGCTGGGTGCCGCGAAGCTGTCGTCGAACCTGATCCGCGTCAGCAACGAACTGCTGGCCGACACCGGCGTCGACATGGAAGGCTTTCTGGCCGGCCGCATTGGCTCGCGCATCGGTCGTGCCGAATCGCGTCTGATCGTGCAGGGCACCGGCGCGGGCACGCCGAAGCAGCCCAAGGGCCTCGATGCTTCGGTGACTATCACGAAGAACACCGCGAGCGCGGCGACCTTCACCTGGAAGGAAATCAACGCGCTGATCCACTCGGTGGACCCGGCCTACCGCAGTGCGCCGAACTACCGTTTGGCCTTCAACGACAACACGCTGAAGGTGATCGAGGAAATGGAAGACGGCCAGGGTCGTCCGCTGTGGCTGCCGGGCATCGATGGCGGCGCGCCGCCCACGATCCTCAAGCAAAAGTACGTGATCGACCAGGCGGTGGCAGATATCGGCCCCGGCAAGAAGTTCATGTACGGCGGCGATTTCAGCCAGTTCGTGGTTCGCCGCGTCCGCTACATGGCGCTCAAGCGTCTGGTGGAGCGCTTCGCCGACTTCGACCAGACCGGCTTTATCGCCTTCCACCGCTTCGGCTGCGTGCTGCAGGACACGGCGGCCATTGGTGCGCTGGTCGGCAAGCCGGCCTAATAGGCGCGGGCCGCGTAATCGACCCGTGACAGTCCATGATCGAACTCGACCAGATCCGCGAACAACTCAAGATCGACGACGAGGACGTGAGCGATCCGATACTGCAGCGCCTGCTCGGCGCTGCGCTGCGTTGGATCGAGAACCGGACCAACCGGAAGCTCTATCCAGGCGACGTGGAGCTACCGGCCGATGCGCCTGCCAACGCGTTGCTGATGGACGATGGTATCGAGTTGGCGGCATTGCTGCTGATCGGGCATTGGGCCAGCAATCCATCGGACACGTCAGAGGCGAAGCTCGAATCCATCCCGAACGGTGCGGCCTCGCTGGTTGCGCCGTATCGCTGGTTTTACGACTGCTAGGGAGGTGCAGATGCAGCTCGGTAAATACAACCGCCGCATCCTGCTGGAGCGGCCCGGAGAGGACCGCAAGCCTTCAGGGCAGCCGATGCATGGTTGGATCGAAGTAGCCCGCCCTTGGGCGTGGATTCGCGGCAAGTCAGGCCGGGAGGTGATCACGTCCGGGGTTGAACTCGCAAGCTCCCAGTTCAGTATGCGCATCCGGTACCGGACCGACGTGCAGCAAACGTGGCGTGTTGTGTACCGGGGTGAGCCTTACGAGATCAAGTCGGTCCTGCCGGACGAAGCTGGGCGGGAGTACGTCGACCTGGTGGTGAGGCTGGACACTAAGCGGGGGCCACCATGATCGGGCTGGAGAGCAACATGCTTGAGGGGCTGGAGCAGATCGGCGAGGACGTGCAGGCGCACGTCGTGCGTTCGGTCGCCCATGCCGGCGCCGTGGTGCTGTACGACGAGGCCAAGCTGCTCGCGCCCGTCTATAGCGGGCCGCCGAAGGATGGCGTCACACCCGGCCAGCTGCGAGACGCCATCTACCGTGTCTATGCCAAGGGATTGTCCGCGCCCGACCGTGCCGTCTATGAGATCAGCTGGAACCACTTCAAGGCGCCGCACGCGCACCTGGTGGAGAACGGACACTGGCTGGTCAAGAAGATCAACGGCCAGAAGGTGCGGATTCGATGGGTGCCGGCCCATTCCTTCATCCGGCGCGCGAACGATCGCGCGGCGGCAGCTGTGACGGCTATGCAGGAGCGTGCCACCGAGAAAATGCAGCAAGTGCTGCGCAAGTCAGTGGTGGATGATTTTGGCAACGAAGTACCGAAGGGAGGTGCGAATGTCGATCGAGGCTGAGCTGCGCAACGTGATCGGACCGATGGTGGGTGACCGGGTGTACCCCGACACTGCTCCGGCCGACGTTGGCCTGCCATTCGTGATTTACCAGCAGATCGGCGGCCAGCCGCTGAACTTCCTCGCGGGCGTTCCCGACAAGGAAAACGGACGGTTTCAGGTGGTGGTCTGGTCTGACGACCGCGAACAGGCCAACCAGCTGCTGCGCGACATCCGGGCCTCGCTGTGTGTGGCGCCGCTGCAGGCGGTCGTCATGACCGGCGTGAACGCGCTGCTGGAGCCGGAGACGGGCCTGCGGGGCGCCCAGCAGGACTTTTCCATCTGGTTTGCTGTGTAGGCCCCGTCCAAGGGCGTCATCCCATCCTTGCCCGCCTAGCGCGGGCATTTTTCATTTCAGGAGTCTCATATGTCTGTGAGCTTGCCCAACGGGGCAGTTATTTCGATCGCGTCGACGATGGCCATGGCGGTCTCCATCACCGCGATCAGCAACGCAAGCCCTGCGGTCGCCACTGCTGCGGGTCACACCCTGGCCGACGGCGATGTTGTCGTACTTGCCGTGCCGTCGTGGCCGGCGCTCAACGGTCGCGTGGTGCGTGTCATCGACAAGGCCGACGGGACGTTCGCGCTGGAAGGCGTAGATACCACGGACACGAAGCGCTTCCCGGCGGGTGCGATCACCGGCGCCGCGCGCAAAGTGCAAACGTGGACGGCCATCACCCAGGTGCTTGAAGCCAACATGTCGGGCGGCGAACAGCAGTTCTACAACTACCAGTTCCTGGAAGATACCGGCGACGAGCGGCAGATCCCGACGATTCGCAGCGCACGCTCCCAGACCCTGAGCATTGCCGACGATGACGCGCTACCGCATTACGCGGTGCTCGATGCGGCCGATGCTGAGCGCAAGACCCGAGCGGTCTGGCTGCAGATGCCTAACGGTGCGCGTACCTACTATCCGGCCTACGTGTCGTTCTCGAAGGTACCGACGCTGACCAAGAACCAAGCGATGGCCCTGTCGGTGACCCTGTCGCTCGACGCGGAGCCGATGCGCTACGCGGGAGGCCAGGCATGAGTTTCAAGATCAAGGCGAATCCGACATTCGTCGGCGAGGCGAGGGTGCATGTACCGGGCGAAGGCCCGAAGTCGCTCAAGCTGGTGTTCAAACACAAAACGTCCGAGGAGGCTGCCGACTACTACCGACGCGCGGCGGATCTTTCTTCGGACGGCGCCCAGCCGAGCAGCCGGGAGTTCGCGAACTACCTGCTGGAGGTTGTCGAGGGCTGGCGCGACGTGGACACCGAGTTTTCCCCCGATGCATTCGTCGAGCTGCTGGCGAACTACACGTTCGCAGCCCGAGCGATCCACGAAGCGTACTTCGAGGAACTGTCCGGGGCGCGCCGGGGAAACTGATTGCGGCGGCACGCGGGCTCTACTGGCGGCCGCCCGACCTCGAGCAACTCGCGGCCTTCGGCCTGACGGCGGCCGACTATCCCCGGCCGGACGTAGAAATCTGGCCCGAGAACGCCACGGCGTTCCAGGTGTTCTGCCGGCTAATCACGCAATGGCGCATGGGGTTCCGGGGGCCGGTGGCCCTCGATTACAACGTGCTGCCGTTCGTGTTCCGCATGGCTCGCGTGTCGCGTGATCAGTGGCCGCAGGTATTCGAGCAACTGCGTGTCATGGAAGACGCTGCTCTGGCGGCGATGAATGAGGGGTGATATGGCAGACGAAGCCAGCAACGGCGCCGGTGGTGTGGGCGGTGGTGTGGTCGCTGGGAAGGCCACCCTGCAGGTGGGCGCGGACGTTTCCGGCGTCAAGACCGGCCTGCAGGAAGGCGCACGGCAGGTCAAGCAGTTCGAATCCACCGTGGCCGGCGCCAGCAGGGCCACGTCGGACGGCTTTACCAAGATTGGTGGCTCGGCGGAAGGTGCCGGCGCGAAGGTTGACGCGGCTACCAAGCGATTCCTGACCAATCTACAGCGCGAATCCGATCAGGTCGGCAAGACGCGCGACGAGTGGTTGGCATACCGCGCCGCGCAACTCGGCATCGCCGACCAGGCCGCGCCGCTGATCGCCAAGATTCGGGAAAGCGGCGGAGCCCTCGAAAAAACGGGGATCTCGGCGGCACAAACAGCCGCCGCGATGCGCCAGGTGCCCGCGCAGTTCACGGACATCGTCACCCAGCTCGCCGGCGGGCAGGGCGCGCTTCTTGTGCTCACGCAGCAAGGTGGGCAGCTCAAGGATATGTTCGGTGGCGTAGTGCCGGCAGCGCGGGCGCTGGGCGGCTACATCGGCGGGTTGATCTCACCGGCAACGCTTGCGGCCGGCGCGTTCGCGGCCCTGGGTCTGGCGGCCTATCAGGGCTCGCAGGAGCAGACGGCATTTCAGAAGTCGCTGATCCTGACCGGAAACTATGCCGGTGTCAGCGCAAACCAGCTGGTGGCTATGTCCGCCGAGATCAGCCGGACGGTCGGCACGCAGGGCGCAGCGGCGGCAGTCCTCAATGACCTGGCCGCATCAGGCAAGGTGGCGGCCGACCAGCTCCAGGTGGTGGGCACGGCCACAGTCACCCTGGCGAAGGTGGGGGTGGCCGTCAAGGAAACCGTCGGCCATTTCAATGATCTGGGCGACGAGCCGGTCAAAGCCGCCCTCAAGCTCAACGAGCAGTATCACTTCCTGACAGACGCGGTCTACCAGCAGATCAAGGCGCTGGAAGAGCAGGGTGACAAGGACCAGGCCGCCGCCTTGGCGCAGCGTACTTACGCTCAGGAAATGACGCAGCGTGCCAACCAGGTGCTCCAGCATCTTGGTCTCATGGAGCGCGGCTGGAATTCCGTCGCCGGCGCTGCCAAGGGCGCATGGGATTACATGCTGGGCATCGGCAGGCCCGACACGCTCGCCGACGTGCGGCGCAATATCGCCGCCGTTCAGTCTGAGCTGGAAAAGATGGGGCAGCCGACCGGCTTTGACTCCACGGGCGGCGGCGCTGCCACCGGCAACGGTGATCGTCGACGGGTAGGTGCCTTGGCGCGGCTCAAGGCGCTGCAGGCGCAGGAAACGGCGCTACAGGCCGATGCCGACAAGGCGGCAGCCGATGGGCGCCGGCAGCGCGACGAGCAGGAAAAGATCGCCGCCAGACAGCGGCTGGAGGCGCAGGAAAAGGCCACCCGATCGCGCGCGCAGCAGCGTGCCGACGAGATCGACCAGCTGCGGAAAGATGGCGAAAAAGTCGGCCTTACCGAGGAAGAGATCGCCAAGCGTATCGCGGCTGTCAACGAGAAATACAAAGACCCGAAGGCGTCGCACGGCAAGGCATACACCGAAGACTACGCCACCCGCTACCTCGACCAGCTCAGGCAGACTGAGGCAGCAACCAAGGCCGCGCTGGAGGACAGCGACAAGCTGACGGCAGCCGCGAAAGCACGCGCCGAGTTCGAGCAACAGATCGCCGACATCAAGACAAAGAAAGTCCTGACGGCCGATCAGAAAAGCCTGCTCGCACGGCAGGATGAGATCCGCGCTCAGCTCGATCTGAACGTCGCTGCCGATGCTGCGCTTGAGAGCAAGAAGGCGCAGACCAAAGAGGCCGAGAAGCAGGTGCGCCTGGCGGAGCAGGCGCGCGCGCAGGCCGCCGGCATTGACGTCCGGATCGGCGAGGGCGCGAGTACTCGTGCGGACCAGTACTCGCGCCAGCTCGATGCCTTCGGCATGGGTGGTCGGGCGATGGAGCAGGTGAGCGCCGCCAAGAGCATCTATCGCGAGTTCGCGCGCGTCCGGACGGACTGGATCAAGAGCATGACCGACCGGGGGCAACTCGGGACGCCACTCTTCCAGGATGAGCTGGGCAAGATCAATGACGGCGAACGGGCGGCGCTGGAGCAACTGGGTCGCTACTACGACCAGTTGACTGCAAAGCGAGCGGACTGGAGCAACGGCGCGCGCGCGGCGTTCGCCGACTACCAGGACTATGCCGGCAACGTTGCCGACCAGACCGGCCGGCTATTCGGCAATGCCTTCCAGGGCATGGAAGACGCGCTGGTCGGCTTTGCGATGACCGGCAAGGCATCGTTTGGTGACTTTGCCAAGTCGGTGATCGCAGATCTGGCGCGTATCCAGGCGCGAGCGGCTATCTCTGGCTTGTTCCAGATGGGGATCAACTACGTCGGTGGGCTGCTCGGCGGCTCGCTGGGCGGCGCTGGTTCCTTCGATGGCGCGGCAGG